AACGGATGGAACGAGAGGGAAACCTCAATCGGCCGACCGGGAGTCGTGGAGTACCGGATGAAGATCGAGCGGACTGTCGGCGGCGGGGCAACTCGCAGCAACCTCGGGTGATGACGAGGGACTTCCGAGGCGACGACCGAATACTATTCGATCCGTCGATTAACGAATTATGGCCTTGGTTAGAATTCTCAGCCGCAGGGCGTGATCATTGCGATCAGCTGCTCTCGACCGAATTCATCACCGATGGCTATCCCAAATGTGCAAGGGGTGTGTTTGTACCAAAGGATTATCGCGGGCCACGATTAATTTCGTGTGAACCCGCAACCTCCATGTACTACCAGCAGGGCTTGATGGCCAAGTTGGTAACGCACCTTGAAACGTCGTCCATCACTCGTGGGTTTGTAAACTTTACAAACCAACGCATAAACCAGGAGCTAGCCCAAAAGGCTAGCAGCAAGCGCAAGCTTGCTACCCTGGATCTTAAAGATGCCTCCGATTTGCTCAGCTGGGACCTTGTGTCCTTACTGTGGCCAACCGATTGGTTTCATGCGTTACGTGCAGTTCGAAGTAAGGTTACCGAAATTGATATCCCGTTACAGGGATCAGTCAAGGTACCGCTTCGAAAGCACGCGCCGATGGGGTCAGCTGTATGCTTCCCCGTTATGGCGCTCACGATATGGGCGTTAATCAAATCAGCATGTGTCTCTAAGGGCCGCGCGAAAGCGTGGATCTATGGAGACGACATCATTTGTGCGTCGCGAGACGCTAAGGTTGTTTGCGACTTATTAGAGTCGGTTTACCTCAAGGTGAATCGGGACAAATCCTTCTATGGCGGCTCCCCTTTTAGGGAAAGTTGCGGTAAGGAGTATTGGGATGGCAGCGATGTCACCCCTATCTATTGTCGTTATAATCCAGCTACAAATGATACTGAGCTAGCTAGTCTTTGTTCGTTTGCCAATAATATGGCCGCGAGCAGAGGCGTGTGTGCTAACTATGAGCTTGTGGAAGTGGTCCATAAACTGACTGGTTGCCCCATCATAGGGGTTCCGGATCGGAAATATGGTAACTTCGAGAGTAACAGTGATGTTGCCCTCCTCCCCGACTTCGGGGACACGATAGCGCTAGAACGAGATTATGGCGGAGGGAGAAATCCCGTCCCGCATCTCTTGTTCGGGTGCTATGCTCAATGTCAGCGATCTAAGCTGAGAGCGAAACCTGCGACTTCAACCCGTGAGGGTTGGAACTTCCAAAAGAAGCTATATCGCATACGACGCCCGTATCCGGTTAACCAAAGGGTTAATCCGTCCACATGGGGATACGTCCTACGATCCTCCCTCATCGGGGGTGACCTAGGGTTCACTGGTTCAGTCGCGCTTGCCAGGCGCGTTGTCTATAAATATGGCTGGGTAGCTCTTGATTGGTAACCAAGAGTGAGTGGCGATAATCACAGACGTG